GATATTACAACTTTAAATAATGTTACCTGTTCATTTTCATCATCTCTTACAATTTACGAAACTCAATATAAATGTACAATCAGAGAAAATGAGTATACATTAACCCAAAACCCATCAGCCTTAGCTGATTCAGAAGGAAATATGTACTCATTTGTAACAGCTCCATACTTCAGTCCTTATGTCACAACAGTAGGATTATATGATGACGAACAAAATTTATTAGCAATAGGTAAATTATCTCAACCATTACCAACCTCACCAACAACAGACACAACAATAGTTATAAATATAGATAGATAAATATGTGGTTATACAATAATAAAGAAATATCCTCAATAGAGGATATGCCTGATGAAACTTACGGTTTTATATACATGACAACTCATATTCCAACAGGAGTATCATATATTGGAAAGAAATCGTTATTTCACAATGTTAAACGCAAATTAACAAAAAAAGAGTTAGCCGAGATGCCCATAACACGTGGGAGAAAAGTAACAACAGAAGTTGTACAAAAAGAATCTGATTGGAAAACATATCACGGTTCAGCTAAACCTATTTTAGAGTTACTTAAAACAGGTAAACAAGATGAATTTAAACGTGAAATATTACATTTTGTTAACAGTAAAAAGTTATTAACATATTATGAATGTAAATATTTGTTTAAATATGGTGTGTTAGAAAACCCATTAGAATATTTTAATGACAATATTTTAGGGAAATTTTACACAAAAGATTTTATTTAATTTGGAAATCTTAATTTTCTTTCATATATTTATCATAAATAATTAAAAAACATAAACATGAAAGTAACACAACTACGTCAATTAATTAAAGAAGAAATTAAATCTATGGAAAATCAAAATCTTAAAGTAGGTGATAGAGTTAAGATTATTCGTGTAGGTCAATATGACCGAGAAGCTCATGGTTTTAAAGTAGGTGATAAGGGTAAAATTACATCTATAGATATTAAAAACCAACGTGCTAACGTTGCTCCTGATTCCTGGGACCAAGAACTCCCAGGTGCTAAAGGATTCGCAATTGCCTTAAGTAAAATTGAATTGGTTTAATCATATAATAATATTACACATATTTATCATAAGATAAAAACATAAAAATGAAAAAAGCAGACAACTTTGATGCAAGCAAGTGGTTAGTAGAAAACAAAATCACTACACAATCTCGTTTGAATGAACTTTTAAATTATGATAAAGTTGAACAATTAAGTAAAAAAGCAATTGAAGATTATATTTCTTCAAATAACTTAGGAACCATATCCTCTATGGTAAGTTTAGGAATGCGTCTATCTCATGATAAAGCAATTGCCCAATCGAATGTAGTTCTTGATTCAGGAAAAACCATAAATGTATCAACTCAATATGATGCTAATTACAATTTAACTGATATAAAAGTTAATACACCTAAATCATCGGATGAAGAAGAGATTGAGATTGAATATCCAAGTGGAGATTATACTGGAGACGTAGAAAATGGTAAAGTTACATTTTTATTAATAGATGATTCTATTGAAGATAAATATGAAGAAGGATTTGATGTTTTAGAGGATGCACAAATAATGAATTATTTAGGAAAAAATCATTTCTTTACTAAACTATATAATACAATAGGAGGCACATTTAGTACTGAATCTGATGCTGTTGGTATTACCGTAGATTTAAATGACTTAAAATCTAAATTTGGAAGATATATTAAATAAAACTAAACAAATTTAAAAAAAAATCTTTAAAACAATTAAAACAATGAAAATAACACAACTAAGACAATTAATCAGAGAAGAAATTAAATCTGTAAAAAAAACATCTATAAATGAAAATATAGAATCATTTATGGATGATCAAAATCAAGGAGTATTTATTATATTTCCTGAATTAGTAGACACAGATGATGAAGGGGATTTATATATATCTATGGATAGAAATGCTAGAGATGAAATGTATAGTGAAGGAGGTAGCTTTAAAGGTGAAATTAAAATGGGTGATAAAACCGCTTATTGGAGTTTTGGATACGCATAAATTATATGAAAATTTCTCAATTACGTCAACTGATAAGAGAAGAAATTAAATCTCTCCAAAATCCTCCTGATATTGAAGACAAAATTCAACAATATATCAAAAATGGAAGTAAAGGTAATTTAGATTTATCTGAAACTCAAGTTAGATCTTTTGATAGTCTTAAACGTGTTGGAGGAACATTAGATTTAATGTTATCTAAACGAATTAAATCTCTTGAAAATATTGAATTTATTGGTGATGACTTAGAAGGAGACTACTCAGGACTTCAAACTCTAGGAAATCTTAAATATGTTGGGGGTTATACTAGTATTAGTCATACTTCTATTGAAAGTCTAGGAAATCTTGAATATATTGGTAAGGGCCTATACTCAGTAAGCTCAAAATTGCAATCTTTTGGAAATCTTAAAAAAGTAGAAGGTAATATAGTTGTATTTGGATCCCCTATTGCTAAGAAATTTACAGAAGAAGAAATTAGACAACAAATTGATGTTAGTGGTGAAATTATCCTTAAAGGAAGAGGAGAATAAATTACTACATATTTAAAGTAAAGCTTGGGGAACCAGGCTTTCTTTATTATATTATATGTTATGGTAAATCAAAGTCTAGTTACATTAGTTAATTCGGTTTTAGGTACTGGTAAAGCAACATCAAGAGGTAATTATGCTTATAATTGCCCTATATGTAAACACCACAAACCCAAACTAGAAATTAACATGACAGAAGATGCTAAAGGTGAAAACCGTTGGCATTGTTGGGTTTGCAATGCTCGAGGTAAAAAACTATATCAACTATTTAAAGTCATAGAGGTATCACCTGAGGTACTATCAGAGTTAAAAACAATAACTAAATATACAGGTCCAGTAGTTGAGAATACAACCCCAACTGAACAAAAAGTAACTTTACCTAAAGAATATAAACCATTAACAAATATCCACCCTTCAAACATTATAGGAAGACATGCTTATTCATATATCAAATCTAGAGGTATTACAGACGAGGATATATTAAAATATGGAATTGGTTATTGTGAAACAGGTAGATATGCTAATATGGTTATTATCCCCTCATATGATGAAAATGGTAAATTAAATTATTTTACTGGACGTTCATTTGACAAAAATTCATCTGTGAGTTATAAAAATCCTATTGTCTCAAGAGATATAATACCATTTGAATTATTTGTAAACTGGGATTTACCTTTAATATTATGTGAGGGTCCATTTGATGCTATTGCCATCAAACGTAATGTTATACCACTTTTAGGTAAAAACATCCAAACTAAATTAATGAAGAAAATAGTAAAATCTTCAGTTAAAAAAATATATATAGCACTTGATAAAGATGCTCAAAAACAAGCCTTAGAATTTTGTGAACAACTCATGAATGAAGGCAAAGAAGTATATCTTGTTGACATGCAAGAAAAAGATCCAAGTCAAATGGGGTTCCATATGTTCACCTCATTAGTTCAAGAAACATATCCTTTAACATTTTCAAGTTTATTTGAAAAGAAATTATTTTTATGAGTAAAATTAAACATTCTTACAACCGGATATTAGAAATATCTGATGACCACAAGCAAATCACACTACCAGACTCTAGATATTATAGAAGAAATGGTATGTATTATCCATCAATTACCTATGTTTTATCATCATATCCTAAAGGTAAACAATTTGAAGAATGGCTTAAAAACATGGGCCGTTCTGCAGACTATATTGTTAAAAAAGCAGGAGAAGAAGGAACACAAGTCCATGAATTAGTTGAGGAGTATTTAGAAGGTAAAGACATTAATTTTCTAGATTTTAAAGGTAACCCTCAATACAATCCAGATGTATGGTTAATGTTCTTAAAATTTGTAGAATTTTGGGAAACATATAATCCTAAACTCATTGAAACTGAAGTACATTTATTCTCAGATGAATATGAGGTAGCAGGTACGTGTGATTTGATATGTGAGATAGATGGAAAATTATGGTTACTAGATGTTAAAACATCTAATATGATGCATTCAACTTACGAACTACAAACCTCAATCTACGGACAATGTTATAAAGAATGTTTTAATAAAGAAATAGACAAGTATGGTATTTTATGGTTAAAATCATCTAAACGTACTTTAAATAAAGAAAAAATGACAGGTAAAGGTTGGGAAGTTATAACTCCAAAAAGAACTCAAGAAGAAAATCTTAAAATCTTTAAAACCGTTAAACACTTATTTGATCTAGAACATCCAGAAGATGGACCTTCATTTACTGAGTTTCCAACTCAAATAAAAAGAAATCTTTAAAATAATTTGGTAATCTTACTTTTCTTTCATATATTTATGATAAATAATTAAAACAATGAAAATAACACAACTTCGCCAATTAATCAAAGAAGAAATTAAATTTGTTTTAACTGAAAATTTTAAAAAAACACATAAATATCTTGAACTTTCCCCAGAAGATTTTAAGCCTGGAGATTTCTTTTTAAGAGTACCTGATGAGGATGGTGAGTTTTTTGAACACAAAGAAAAAATTAAAATTTTATCTATCGATCTTCCTAAAGATGGTAGAAGTAATATAGCTAGAATTAAAACTGAAGATGGTAAAGAAATGAAATTATCTCATACTTCATTATATGATATTGCAAGATCTAAAAAATAAACATAAAAACATAAAAATGAAAATAGGTCAATTCCGCCAATTAATCAGAGAAGAGATTGAATCTGTAATTAATAATACAAATGAACCTGATTTTAAATTTATCTCAAAATATTCAGGTGATGGAAAAAATACAATGGAATTAAGACTTAACCATAAAGGTTATGAAAAAATTAAATATTTATTTAATTCTTCTGGTGAACCAATATCAAATGAACTAAAAAACATTCCAGCTGAAGGAAGACTTTGGAATTTAAGTTTAAGATATGATGAAAAATATGATTATTATTTCATAGTTGGAGTGTCAAATGATAAAGATGGACCTGGTTATCAAATGTTTGGGGATGCAACTCATTATGGTACATTTAAAAAGTATAGAGGAAATAAAGAAGCAGCAGAACAAATTTTAGGCATGTTTATAGAAAAATATTTAAAATAAAATTATCACATATTTTAAAGTAAAGCTTGGGAAACCAGGCTTTCTTTATTATATTTATAATAAATAATTAAAATATAAAAACAATGAAAAAACAAATCATATCTGAAGAACTTAACCGCATGCAAAAATTAGCTGGGATCCAACTAAATGAGGCTCAAGATAAAGTTAAAATTAGTGATGAAGATATGACATCTTTAGAAACATTTAATCAAAATATAGAAGATTTAAAAGCAGAAACTCAATTAAAAATATCTCAATTAGTAAAACAACGAGATGAAATGAAATCTGAGTTAGCCGATAAGTATTTAGGAGATTATGAAGGTCAAGGTGATCCTCAACAATTTGAACCTTATGTAGACTATTGGTATAAAACTATAGAATGGCGTAGTAAACGTTCTGATAGTGAAAAATATTATGCATCAATGAGAGGATAAATTAAGCTTGGGAAACCAGGCTTTCTTTATTATATTTACATATAAATTAAGGTTATGACATTAGGACAAGGAAATCATCCATTCACCCCAAAAACAACATATTATAAAAATCTAAATGATATGATTGGAAAAATATTATATACATGTTTACTACCAACATATTATGGAAAACTGTTATATGTTAGAGATGGAAAATGTTATTTTGAGGTTGTAGCAAATCCAAACGCTCCAAAGTTTGATGTTTGTGTAGGTAAAATAGAATATATTCCTGAATCTCTTGTTATTACAATGAAATTTGAAGATTAATAAACGTTTTTCTTTATATATTTATAACAAATATTCTTCGTGATTAAATTAATGACATTATTAAAAGAGGTTTATAATAAACCGAAAGCTATATTTTTAGGTGGACCTGCTGGTTCAGGTAAATCAACCATAATAAAACAACTACTCCCATCAGATTTAACAGTAATTAATGTGGATGACACATATGAACAAATGTTAAAAGATTCAGGATTAGGTATGGATATTAAAAATTTTACTCCTGACCAACTCTCTCAAGCCGCTAAAATGATGTCAGCTGCTAGAAAAACAACAGATGAGAAATATTTGGAGTTAACTAAAAATTTAAAAAATATTATCATAGATGGTACTGCGGCCTCAATTAATCCTATTCGTAAAAAGAAAGAACAATTAGAGGCTTTAGGTTACGATACTATGATGTTAATGTTATATGTTTCTCCAACTGTATCTTTAGAACGAAATAAACAAAGAGAACGTAGTTTACTTCCAGGTATTATATTACGTACTTGGAGAGATGTTAATTCAAATATAGAGGGATATCAAGATTTATTTGGTGATGATAATTTTATATTAATTAACAATAATCCAAAAGATACTAAAAGTGAATACAATCCTGAAGAAATTAAAAGATTGTATTTTGATACTTCATCAGCTAAAGGTAAACCCAAAACACCAGAAGAGCAGGCTAAATCAGATGAAGACACAGCTAAACTAAATCAAGATATTAAACAAATGGTAAATCAATTACCATCTTTTGATACATTACAATCCACACAAACTAAAATAAATAAATTCTTAAAATAATGAAATTAATAACCTTACTAAACGAAATAGAAGAAAAAGAAGTAGTTGGTGAAGCTGAATTCACAACTAAATCATTTGATGTAAAAGATGAAGTTGGTAAATTCTTTGTGGTTGAAAAACCTAGAAGTAAAAACACAACTATTGAAGATATTGTATTTGAATCTGATGTATTTTACTTTGCTAACCAAATTAGAGGAGGTTTAAAGTTTGAAAATATAATCGGTTTATACAAACAAAAATCAGATGCACGTAGGGAAGGAATGGAGGCTTTAAAAGCATACGAAACCCAACTTAAAGAAATGGAAGATGCTATGGAGTCATTCAGATCAACTAAAAAAGA